AAAAGTACCGTAGTCTTCCATAGAGAAATATAAACTAAATGAGTTTGCCATTAGTTTATACTCACCTTTTAAGCTATTATAAAGCTTCTTAGAGCTATTCTTTTTGAGTCTTGTAAGATTTGATCTACTTTCTTTTATAACGTAGTCACGAAACTTTTTTAACTCCTTTTCAGTTTCTAACATATTGACATATCGTTCTGAGTTACTACGTCAAAAGTCATTGTCCAACCCGCTACATTTTGGTCAAACTTATCAAAAAACGGTTCGCAATTAGCCACATTTTCAATCTGATATAAATCACTGAATAAAGAACCTCTATACATTGACTCGTAAACTCTATTTAGAATTGAAAGGGTAGTATTCATTACGTCATCTTCATTGTTGTTTCCTGTATATAAAGTAACGGTTTCATCTTTGCTAAAATCTACCAAGTCCATACAAATGATTGAAATATTAAAGATTAAAACCTGTTTATCAAATGTAGAATTGTTTACCATTATATGACATAACGGGAACATATTTTGTTTGTTCGTTAATACTGCTGAAAGGTCTCCCTTTGTCGTTTGATTAACTAAACTATCATTGTTTACACTTTCATATAACTTAGTCACTATGTCGTAATATCCACTCATTTTAATCTTTGTTTTTTTAATTGGTTTATTTCTATTCTATTCTTTTGCTTCTCGAATGTTAGAAAGTTAAGGATGGTAAATAATTCAATTCTGAGGACTTCATCAAATTTTCTAACGTCTCCCTTTGCGACTGCATAAATGCTCTGATACCATCCCCATTGTTTGCTAAATTGAGTTTCTTCACTAAAATCGCTTTGTTGACTTTCGTCATTTTCATCAGCATCGTCTCCAAATAACTGATGGTAGCTGTTAACAACTCCCTTTCTAAATTCCAAAAAAAAACATGAGAACTAAGTGCAACTGATAAAGGTGTGTATTTCATTAAATCTCCAAACTCATCAACATTATTGAAAGGTGCAATTAAATATTGATTGTGTTTGTTCTTTTCAATTACAGGACGATATAACACTGCCATTGCTTTATGGAACGTGTCAAATTCTTTAAACTGTGCCTCTAGTTCTATATATTCCTCCCACGTTATTTTATCAAAATTTGGTATCATTCCAAGTTCCAAATCTTTAATCTTAAATGTCGGTTTTAACTTTGGTATTTCTGAGAATAGTTTATTAAAATGATTAACCAAATCTACCATATCATTGAACGATATTTTAACCACTTCATTAAGTTCTATTCCACAAAATATTTGTATCATTTTTTGAGCCACGAACTCATCGTCTGTACTATTTTTTGAAACTTCCATAAACTTTTGATAGTGCATTAATGGAATTTCATCTAAGCTTGTTGGTATTGTAAGTTCTAATTTCATAATTAATATATTGAGTAATTACCTTTATTTGGATTGCTTAATTGATAGCTTACTGCATATCTTAACGCATCTAAAGCGTGATTGTATTTATCGATTGGGGTTTGTGATTTCTTTTCTAACCATGAATAGTTATTTAATTCTTTAATCAAATCAATACTATTTTCTTCTATTATCATTTCAAAATCTCTAAGCATTTCAATTCCCTCTGTAATCTTATGCTTAACGCAAGGTACTACATTGTTACCTTGATACTTTAATTCTGCTATTAAACGAGGTTCAGCGTTATCTCCAACAATTAACCCACCTTTACTAAAATGATTGTTTAAACGTGCTAATTCTGTAGTTACTAATTGAGTTTGATAAATATGTAATTTAACGTAAATAAGTTTTTTACTCTTATCGATTGAGGTTTCGACTAATGTAGTTGGATCATTACTAAAACCGTAATCCTGTCCGAAAACAGAACCGTTGTCATTGTTAAATTCTCCTACTCTCCAATTGTTATAAATTACCCCTTCGGCTTTGTCAAGCCACCCACCTAAAATAGTATGTTTATATTTTTCGGGCCTACGTTCTTTAATATCTTTTATTTGATCTAAGAAACTTTTAGATAGGTTTTCAATATTATCTAAGTAAGTTGTATGAATGTAAGTGACATCGTCTTTAACTATGTTTGTGCCAGCTTCTACTCCTTTATTCTCAAAGAATTTTTGATAAATAAAATGTTCTTTCGTCGCAGGATTTAAGATAAGTATTACTCTATTATCTTTTATCTTATTTCTAATTGAAAAATCAATCTTATCAAATGTTTCTTCATCTGTTAACTCCTCCGCTTCATCGAGTACCCAAGTTGTAACACCAGCCAAAGATTTAAGATTAGCTGTTTGAGTTCCTGAACTTGTTTTAATACCTTTAAATATTATTTTAGATCCTGTCTTTTTATTTATTATTTCGTCTTTAGTAATATGAAAATCGCTATATCGTTCTATAATTTCAATTTTTTCTATAAACTCTGGAATGATTGAAACGTGAGCAGAGGTTAATGTATAACGAGTGAATAATATAACGTGACCGACCTCATAAGTAAGTGCTAATAAAAAGCTATTTATTGAAAAACTTTTACCGCTTCCCCTTCCACCAGTTACAACAAAGTATCTACTATCCGAAAAAAGTCCATTATATTTATTGCTTAATTCTAACAATATCTTTAATGTTAAAATCGTTTAAAGTCAATGTTTGTTCAACTGTTTCTTTTGGTTTACCACAACCGTATTCTATTAATATTTTTGCGCTTGCTATCCTATCAGTTGGACGTTTAGTTTCATCTAACATTATTTCAGCAATTACTCTAAAAGCATCTTGAACGTGAGGTTGTGCTAAAGTGAAACCTTTTATTTCATCAGCTAATCCTTTACGTCCTGCTTTGCCTGCTGTGCTATGCCCTCCATTATTTTTTCTATTATCCATAATTAATAAAAATTAATTAATTAATTTAGAACAATAACTAATAATTTTAATTATATCTTCATTATTTAATTCAAACCATTCACCTCTATGATTTTTATCACTTACTAAATTATGAATTACTGTTTCTAAATCATAACAATTAAAACCTTTATAAACATATATTAATTCAATTAAACCAAAATGAATTTTATAATCATTTAATCTTGACTTTAAATTAGTTGTATAACCTATTTTACAAAGTCCATTACTTTTTATTATATAAATAAAATCTTCATTTATTTTACAATCTTCTTCAAAATCTATTAGTGTTTGAACTTCTTTTTTTGTTCTATTATAAATTTCTTTATCCTTCATAAGTTCAATAATGAAATTATGACAATGTTCTTTTATAACATCTGTTATTTTAATATGCTTTTTTTTTCTTCCTGCTCCTGGTCTTGCTCCGCCTGCTCCTGCCATTTTTTTTATTATTAATCAAATAGTATCTAAAACTTTTTTAAGCTCTTTAATTAAGTCTCTCCAACAACTACCACACATTGTCGGTTGCTCGTTCTTTGAAAACACTCTATTGAATATCTGAACTAATCTAAGTTGTTCTAAAGGTGAAACTTCTTCACTTAAAAAAGCATCGTTTAAAAATTCAATTTCGTTTAATTCTAAAGGCAAATAATTTGCCACTTCTAATTTACATTTTTTCTTTGCCATTTCTATATTCTTTCGTAATCTGCGTTAATATAATCTATATAATCTTCTTCAATTTCTAATCTAATTTTTTCTTTGGTTTTCTTTAATGAACGTAAAACAGTTGAAGGAGCTATGTTAAATTTCTTCGCTATTTTTCTCATCGATAAACCTTTTACAAAGTAGTTATTCAATATTATAACGTCTGAATAGTGTGTTTTGTATTTAACGGCTTCAATCTTAGTGTTTATTTTTGTAAAAGAATCAAACTCATTAATATCAAATTCATCATTTATAAGCTCTCTAACGTCGTCAATTGATATTGTTGCAATCTTATTCTCTAGCCTAAGTTTATCAAAGTAGATTGAGCGTAAGGTTAACCAAATGTAAGCTGAGTTTATCTCTTTGTTTATCTTATTGTCGTATACTTTTAAATACATATCCTGGACAATATCCTCCGATGTTTCTCCTGCGCCAAATGAACGTGCTATT